TCTTTGAAATCTATCAAAATAATTAGAGAAAACATTAGCACAATGAAGGCCTTGTTCTTTAGTTAATTTCAAACTTTGAACCCTTCAAATTTTTTATTATAACTTCGTTCACGATTACCAAAACTATTTAATGGTTTATCATCTACTTGGCCAGAATCAGCAAGGCTGTTTTGTGCTGTCACTTCAGCATCATACAACCTCATCTTTGAGCGGTCAACACCAATTACAAATCGCTTATAATAACTTGGGTCAGAATAACGATTCTTTAATTGTTTAACAAGGATTTGATTTAGACCTTCAAGTTCTTCATTGGTCACCAAAGCAAACATAAAGTCAGCGGTTGCTGGTAGACCAAAAGATTCAGAGGTGTCCTCAAGGCCAGGATCGGAGTTTGTAAAACCTGACCTTGTCGTTTGCGTTGCGGACACAATTGGCACATTATTCTCTACAGCAAGACCGCGAAGTTCTTCAGCGATAGACTTGATATAGGAATAAGTATTCACATTAGCACCAGGTTTAACTCGTGCTGAGGTACATATGTTGAGATAATCAACGAAAATAATTTGAGGTACAAAACCTTTTTTAAGTTGAAGTTCATTGATAAGAGCTCTGAAATGTAACACAGAGGCAGCTGCCGTTGGATATTCTTTGATGATAAGTTTACCCTCTGTTTTAGCTCTCACGGAATCAAACTTACGATTATAATCTTCTTTAGATATTGTATGAAGTTCATTCAGATTAATATTTAGCAAATTAGCATCAATACGCTCTGCAATCTTTTCTTCAGCCATTTCCATAGTGATATACAATACATTGAGGCCTTGTGCAAGAGCAGCGGCTGACATATGACACATAAAGAGAGATTTACCAACACCAGTTCCTGCCAAAACAATGTTTAATGTTTTAACTGGTAGACCGCCTTTGGTAATCTTATTGAATAAATCTAGGTCAAAGCGAACACGAGATTCTACTGCGTGATAAGAATCATAACGAGCATCTGAATCGTTGATATAATCGTGACCAACATTATTATTAAATGTTACACCAAGAGCATCACTTAATAATTTAGGAATTTCACCTTTTGATTTCTTGGCAGTTTTATCATCAAGGATGCCAACAGATTCCATAATCGCATTATAGATGGCTTTATCTTGGCAAAACTTTTCTGTTTGTTCAATGAGCCATTGTATTTCAGTTGGTTCATTTTTACCTTGATTGATTTCTTTGAGAAGGTCAATTGCACTAGATACTTCGCCTTCGGTAAGTGATTTCTTTTCTGTGAAATTAATTACAAGGGCTTCGTGTGTTGGTGGATTTTTATATTTGTGAATGAATTCAAATACTTCACGAAATACTAAGCGTTCACTATTATCTGAAAAATATTCTGCACGAACAAATGGTAAAACTTTTCGTGTATATTCTTCATTATAAATCAGGTTCTTGAGTATCGTCTGTTCTAGTCTGTTCATTATATTTGTTCGTCATTATTAATTCAGTTAAGATATCACCCATAATGGTATGCAATTCCTCGTCTTTTGTCAAGTCATCGATATCATATTCGCCTGGATGGACTATGGTAAAGCCAAACTGTAATTTTGCCAATTCACCTTCTTCAACAACTCTAGCTTTGTGATAATGGTAAAGAACTCCTTTGTAATTTTCGGTAAGGAGTTCAATACCAGTTAAATCAGAATCTTTGAAATCGACAAATTTAAAGTCGATGTCTTCTTTATACTTCTTCATCTTCGGTTGATTCCACGGTAGAAGATATGTTATCCTCTCCCATAATGTTACTATAGGCAATTTCATATTTTTTCTTTACATACTCTTTAAAGTCGTTGTCATTAAGTAAGTCTTTCCAGAATTCGTCTGTCTGTGTAGCATCAAAACGAACACGGTCACCAATTTCACCAGTCTTGCGGTCAATCTTTGCATACCAACCAGGACTTGGTTTAGAAATAAAGTTGCCTTCGATAGCAATATCAACAAGGCCAGAATATTTCTGAATACCACCGTCAAATGAAACGGCAATAGGTATCTTTGCTTTCTCTTTAGTGTATCTTGATTTTTCAACATTGATAATAAAGTTATAACCAACAATCTCGGTGCCATCTTTTTCTTGTTGACGACCAATGATGTAAATATTATCGGCAGAATAATAAGAACCTGTGCCACCACCAACAATATCTTTAGGAAACATACCAATTTCTTTATAGGTGTGATTCACTACGACCATCGGAATATCTTTAAGGTTTAAATGTGGTGTGACCATACGGAATAAGGACTTAACTTGTTTTGCTCGTGACATATCAGCTACTGATTTGCCATCAAGAGCATCTTCAACTTCTTTTTTGGATGCCAAATTACCGATTGAATCAAGGATAACAATAAGTTTATCGCCTCGTTGGACATCTTGTAGTTGTTGCATGATATCAAACTTGAGTTCTTCGATATTTGTGAGTGGTGTGTGTAATACTCTGTCCATATCAATTTCAAATGTTTCAAAATATTTAATTGGAGTTCCAAATTCTGAATCATAGAATAGTAATACGGCATCTTTATATTTGTCCATGTAAGATTTTGCCATGAGCAAACTAAAGGCAGTCTTAAAGTGTTTTGATGGACCTGCCCACATTGTGAGGCCTGGTGTTAACCCGCCATCTAATCGACCCGATAATGCCACATTAATCATTGGCACTTCGGTTGTAATCATATCTTTTTCGTTGAAGAATTTCGATTTAGAAAGAATAGCACTTTCTTTAATTGTCGAATTCTTTTTTAATTTATCTAAAATGCTCATGTAAACTCCTCAATTGTTTATATCGTATTATACAGTTATATCGTGTGTATGTCAAGTGTTTTATTCATGTTTACCATTATGGATTACTTTTATGATGAGGCACATCAAATACAAAAGTAATTCTTAATTCATCGCCAATGTTTTCAGCTCCATGTGGTTTTTTATTATCAAACCAAAAAAGTGTGCCTGGTTCCACAATTACTTCATCATCACCACAATGGTACTTATATCGGCCTTGTATGGAAAGATGGTATCTATCTTTTGTTAAGTAATATGTGCCTTGGTCAGTATGTGTGCCTACAATATCTCCAACGGGAAGAGATAAAAAACCACAACGAGAGTGAGTGTGGAAATGTCTTTTCATAAAATTCACAATCTCGGTATGTCTATCATACGCAGGCACTTTAATACTAAGTTCCGTATTGTATGCCATTTCGCCAGGTTTTGAAATAGCTCCAACTATCAATTGTAATACTCCAGCTTTGATAGTGTAAATATCTTTATCTAACTGTTGAGCAGAATCAAGTTCTTTTTGATTACCCCAATCATCAGCATATTGTTCTAGTTGAGCTTTAATTTTAGAAACATTAATGCCTGTTTTAATAATGCGAATATCAACCAAAGAAACTCTCCAAAGAATTAGATTTTTCAGCTCTCCAATTAATACAATTTAAGATGATTTGTAATGGATCAATAAAGGACTTTTGAAATTGTGTTTCATAATCAATAAATTCTTCTACACGAAATTCGTTTGGCATTTTACTTGCAAAAGAAATAATATCGGTCTTGAAGATATTTGGTTCACGAAGATATATAAATTTAATCTTTTCACCGTTTTGTATTTTTTGATATTGTTTTGAAATATTCATTTGGTCAAGCATATGATTATACACTAAAGCGCCACGAACATGGATTGGAGTGCCTTTACCCCAAATATGTTTGTTGTCTGTATATTCATGGAGACCATTCATTGACCTAGGAAAAGCAATATCTTCTACAGGCATCTTTTTAAATTCATCACGAAAGTTTTCAATCATGGTATGTAATTGACTTTCAGTTCCTGTCATAATAATATGCAAGGCTTCTTTAATCTTATCACGACAAGATGTTGGTGTTGATGATTTAATGGCTTCGAGGCCTGTAATTTTAATTTGCGGTTCAGTATATTGAACGCCTTCTGAATTATGCACATTCATAATGTATCTTTTCTTGGCAGTCCAGATAGCTTTATCTGCCAAATTTTCACGCTTCATTTTCATTTTTTGGCCATAAGCATGGACATAAATTGCCAATTCTTCATATGCTTTATCAATATATGGTTGAAATTTATCTTCACATATTTTATCCAGAAAAGCAATCACTTTGCTTGTATCGGGAGTATCTTTGAATACTGAATTGACCAAAGGTTCAAGGTTCAAATAAACCGAATCGGTATCAATTGCAATTACAAAATCTTTATTATCAGTTTTTAATAATTTGTTGAGGTACTCATTTAGTTTTCTTTCAATCCATTGAATACTTAACTGACCCGCCATAGTAATGCCTTCTGCTTGGCGTATATCAAAGAATCGAAAGTATTCAGAACCCAAAGCACCATACGCTGAATTCAAACATTCTTTTTTAGTGAGTTGTAGATTTGCATAACGAGATACTAATGCACCATATTCTTTTTTGGCCTCTGTTGATGTAGCCACTTCATACTTCTTCTTGGCATCCAACATAGCATCTTTATATTTTGTTCGGTCATTATACATCTTTTCCAAAATCTCTGGTAAGAAACCTTGTTTATTTGTTCTGAAGAATTGGCCATTAGGTGTAATCGTTACGCCTTCTAAACCACTTAAATCAATTTGTTGATGTAATAGTTTTTTAACAGTAACACCTTGTGAAAGAATATCTCTCATTCTTGGAGTATAATCTTTTGGCTCAACAATAGTATCGGGTGCAATATTGTATTGCATCATTAGATGTGGATAAAGTGAATTAAGGTCAAACGATGCAACCCATTTGAATAAACCAATTTGTGGGTCTTTAACATATGCGCCTTCATAAGCCTGATTCTTTTTAGATACAAACTTTGGAGGAACTACAATCTTTTTGTGATAAAGGTAATTGTGTGTAATTGTATCCCACATACGAACTTGAGCAAAGATGTCATCATAATTTACTTTAGCATCATAAGCAATTGTGAGTGCCATTTCAATGAGGCGACCTTTAGCATTTAATTTCTCAACAAGCTCAACATCGCGTATATTATATTCTATAAACTTTTGATAATTCTTTTTATATAAATCATATAGATTATCATATTCAGTATATGCAATTTTTTGGCCAACGCCTTCAGTTTGAGCAATATGGTCAAGGCGATAGGATTCTTGTGAACGATTGGGTGCAAACTTACGGAACAACCTCATATAATCTAGTGTTACACAACCTAGAAGCTCATAGATTTGAAATGAACGGCCATACAGAGTATCTTCACGAGCATTAATTATACCCCATGGAGATAACTTTTTGGCTTCTTCTTCACCAGATATTCTACTGATACGATTAACCAAATATGGAATATCAAAACCATAAATGTTCCAACCGGTCATAGCATTAGGAGATTTTTGTTGCCAGACAATTAAGAACTCTTTGATAAGAGTGTATTCGTCTTTACAGAAAACATATTGAACATCTTCACGGTGTTTTTCATAGACGCCACAACCAAAAGTGTAATACTTTGGGTCATTAGAAAATTTAACAGTAATAGCTGTAATTGGTTCAGATGCTGTTTTAGGCTCGGGGAATCCGTTTTCAGAACCAACTTCAATATCAACATTAGCAATACAAAGATGTTCGTATTTCCAATCAATGATTTCTTCAGGATGTTGTTCAGCAATAAGAGCATACTGATACATGGTATTGCCATATATCTTAAAGTTATCTACTTCAGCATATCGCTTAACGAAATCACGAGCTTCACGAATATTTTCAAACTTCATCGGCTCAACATATTCACCATGAAGTGTTTTCCATTCTGTCACCTTTTTAGATGGCAAATACAGAATGGGTTTATACGCTACTTTACGCTTGACTTGTTGGCCGTTAGATATTCCGCGATATAGAATTTGGTTGCCAAAAGTTATGGCACTTGTGTAATAATTTGACATTCAAGGAGTATATCACACTTTTGGAATAACTGAGGCAATCTCGATACCTACACCAAATACTTTGTTGTATTGGTTTTCTAATTCACGAACTGGTGTTGTGACACAAAGGATATTATCCAATGAAATTTTAATACCTGTTCTGAATTCATCTGCGAATTCTAAAAATGGTGCAAACCCCATGACTGTGCCATCTTTTGATGGTTGAACAATGACTTGAACGGGTTGTTTAATAGATACTTCGTTTTCTTTGGTGTAATCTAATTCACCAACGAGTGTTTGTGCTGTTCTTAATGTAATCAATTTCAATTTCATATTATAATCCAATAGTTAAACTTGCTGGTAAAACGCCGATAGTAACCCATCTTTTTGGGTATAACATCTCACGGCCCCTAAATTCATTCATATCATGAGTTGGATCTTGAATCCATCCAACAACTTCAACCATGTTATCATATTCACGGAAGAATAAATCATAACGGTCTGCACGAGGCATTTTATGTTCAATGGCCAACTTCTTTGCTACTTCACGAGTGTTCATTCTTTTCTTTCCTTAAAGTCATAAAAAAAATCATTGTTGTTTCTGGCAGAATGTTTAGCACTTTTTTCTACCGAATACAACTTTGTCGCTATTTTAAAATCTGGTGTTTTGAATTCAGGTACCGTTAAAGAAGCATCATAGAACAAAGTTTTATTATTTGGTTGAGCAGCGAACTGTCCATTGTCCAACTTAATAAAATTATAGCTCTTATGTTCTTCTACTGTTTCTGAAAATCCTGTATTCAAATATCCAGGGTCATTTTGGCAAAAATCTACGGTGAGCATGTATTCACCATAATGCCATTTTCTGTCTTTGTCCAAAAATTTACATTTTAACATTCGTAAATTATCTTTTTCAATGACAGTAATATTATAACTCAAACAGTCCCAAATTTGCAAGTAATCCAAAGGTAAAGTTGCATTTTTAAGGTCTATTTGCCTTGATACAAAAGCATGTAAAGGAAGCTTATCATAAATGGCGCCGTAGTTGGGCAATAGTGCTTCAATACGAAACGCTTGACCTTTAATACACTTAATTGTCATCCAGATACAAGGTTCGTATTCACCAAAACCTTTTTCAAAGTCATAGAGAAACTCCTTCTTTACATAACATTGAATTGGTGGTAAATTGTGGACTAGGAATGCCATTATGCTCTCTTTTCTAATTCGTATTGGTATGTTCTTTGACGAAGCTCAGTAGAACTAAAACGATGTGTCCTTGAATTGTATATTATATCTATGTTGCGGTCAAC